AATTTCATTTTTTTCATTAATAAAGAACAAAATTTTTTAATTATTTCAATTTCTTTTTTACTAACAGTACCCTTATGTATTTTAAAACAAATCTTCATATAATTTTTTTAATTAATCTATCTAATAATACCTCTTCGTTTGTTTTTTTCTTTTTTGGTTTGTATGATACCATTTTAGGTTTGTTACCTGTACCTGATTTTGGATTTGTTTTTTCAGCTCTTCTTTTTTGAGCACATGCTGCTTTTTTTTGTGAATCGGACATTTTACCGGCAACTCCTGCGGCTCTACATTTTGGATAAGACTTATCAGACGCCTCAGGTCTTCCACAAGGTGGATGTTTACCATCTACTTTTTTACAAATATTAACCCATGGACCTTTTGGCTGTTTACTACCCTTAGGTTTTTTCTTAGTTCCAAACCAAACTCCTAAATCTTCATTAATAGTGTGAGCTTCATGTTTTGGTATATCATAACCAGTTTCAGGATGTTTTTCCCACACTCCAACATTTCTTTTTATATTATTTTTTAAAGTTTTTTGTTTTTTAGTTTTATTTACAGGATGTGTTGAAAACTCTGTAAATGGACCTAATTCTTGTTTTTTCCATTTTTTTAATCCTATTTCTAACGGAGCATTATACACTCCGGCAGTAATTGAGGAATCTGCTTCTGAAACAAATGGTTTAGAAATGTTTTTATTTTTATTTTTAAAAATTGGATTGTTATTTATAATATCTCCGTCATCGTCATTTGGTACAAAATGTTTTGACACATAATTTGTTATTTTTTCCGATTCTTTTTCTAATTTTTTTATTTTAGATTTCGGAGTATTCATTTTACCATCGTAACTATCATACGCCAATTCAGAATTATCGTATTTTGATACAGGAGTATTAAACGGTGCCAACTGAGATTTTTTAAACTTTTTAAATCCCGGCATTATTGGAGCAATATAAGAACCCTTACTTCCCGATGAATCACCTGTTGCCTCATTAATACTCTTAGTGAATACCTTATTGATTATTTCATTTAAATTAGTTATCATATACTATAAATATTAACTACTATGGAACATAACAAACTATTAAATCAAATACAAGATAAAGTTTCTGAAATAAATTCAGAAAAAAACATTTTTAATGCAATTTTTTACAATTCAAATGAAGAATTAAGTATATTCATAGATACTATGAGTAACGAACAGGCAATTTTTTGTTTAATAGAAGCTTGTAAAAAATCATATGAAAGAGGTTCATTTAATATGATTGAAAGTGAAATAGTCTCAAAATCAATAAGGATTTTGGAAAAATAAAAAAGGTCAGATTTCTCTGACCTTTTTTTATCTATATTAAGATATATTATCTTAATTCGTTTAAGTCAAATGTACGAACTCCATCAACTATGATACGTCCGAAGAAACGGTTGTTAACCATCTTCTTAGCGTAACGAGTCATGATACCTTTGATAGGTGTGAAGTTGAATGGGTTATACATAGTTGGAGTTAATTGAAGTGGTACGTATGGAGCGTAGATGTAACCAGTATCCAATAAAGATGTACCCTTATGACCAATCAAAACTGTGTTTGGTGGGAAGTATGGGTCACGGTATACTTGGTAACGACCGCTTAATGTACCAACTCTCTCAATACCCATGTTGTATTGGTCTTGCTCAGGAGCTGCGTTTGATACGTGGAAGTATTGTAAATCGTCAAAAATCGCAGAAATTTCAGAAGATACAACAATCCAGTTAGCACCACCTCTCAAAGTAGACTTGTGAATTTGAGCTGAGATTTGGTTAATCGCAGTAATCAAAGTTTGGTTCCAGTCTTTTTGAGTGTATGGAGTTGATTGGTTATTCAGTCTCTTCCATCCGTTGTAATCCCAACGTAATGTCCAAGCTGCACCTTTACGTAAGTCACGTAAGATTTCACGGTCAATTTCAGCTGCAACTTGTTCAGACAATAAAGCTGTTAATTCAGCCTCAGCATCGATGTTATGGAATGCCGCAACGTCTTGAGCTAATTCAGGAGACCATTGTGCTCTTAGTTTTCTTTCAGTTACAGAAACTGTTACTGACTGAAGGTCAAAAGAAACTTCACCAATTTTATCTTCAAATTCTAACTCTTCGTAACGTCTCCAAGCAGCTTTAAAGTTAGTAGTACCTGACCAAGTTGAGTTAGTAAAGGTAGCACCTGTATATCCATCAGGACTTGACTGCCCACATGAAATACATGCTGGTTGTTGTATATCAACTTCTAAATAGATAACACCTTGGGCACTACAAATATCATTAAAGTAACCACCGTTACCACCTGATGATGTATTGTTAAATGGAGCTTGTGTTTGACCACCATACTGAACAATTCCTGAACCATATTTTTGAGTAACAACTCTGAATAAAAGAGGAGAATAAGTTTGAACTCCCATATCACTAGCTGCGTTTGCAACGTCAGTATAAACCACTAAGTTAGATAAGAAAGATTCAGTATCCATTTCTTGTCCATCAGGACCGATTAATTTTCCGTCACCAACGTTAGAAAAACCTGATAGACCAAGTAATACTTTTCTAAATTCTTTTGTTTTCCCAGCTGCAGGTTCTCCATTTACAGTATAACCTGAAACAATCAAATTTCCATTTGACCAAACCATAGTAACTGGAGTTCCTGAAACAACGATAAAACGACCTTTTGAATAGTCAAACAAACCAGCAGGATTTAATCCAGGTTCAGTACCTTCATAAAATAAATCATAAAGATTTTTTTGGTATGGTGTTCCAACTGTTGAACCAGGATATCCCGCATTTGGGTCTCCACCATAATTACCAGGAGAACCTATTGGTGCAAAATGTTGTCCTGAATCAGGAAAACCAAACACATTTGTAGTTGCTCCAGTATAACCTTGGATTTGAGGTACAAAGTAGAACAATTTACCAATTGGTAAGTTCATAGCTTGTACTGAAACGATGTCATTCGCTAACAATTTAGAGAATACACGTCTGATGATTGGGAATACAACAGTTTCGAAAGAACCTGAATCCGCAGTTGATGAAGACTCATTGATTAAGTGAGAAGCTTGGTTCTCATACAATTGAGCTACGTTTTCTTTTAGGTGGCCTTTAAGACCTTCTAGGAACCCTAATTTGTCCCATTTTGTAATAGTATCTTCTTTGATAACTTTAAGGTGCTTAAGACCGATGTTACCAACAAGACCTGATTCTAATAATGCTCCCATTTTATTTGGTTTTTATTATTTTTTTAGTTTATTGTTTATTTTGTTATTTTTGACATGATGTCTTTCATTCTTAGGAACTGTGGGTTTTCATATGTCTTAGATTCAATCAAATTAACTGATGACCCTGACTTTTGGTCAGATTCAATAAGTCTATCGATTGATTCTGTAACAGGTTTTCTAACATCACTTCCTGAAAGTTCATCTTTAATTGTCTTATAAAGTGCTTTGGATTCTTTAATGGTTTCAACCGTATCAAATCTTCTCAAAATGTTAATTTTTTCTTGCTTTGACGTTGAGTGTTCTGTGAACAATCTTGTAGCATATGCCAAATTTGAATTGAATGTAGCAACTTCGTTAAGTTTATCTCTAAACATATTTAGAGCCTTTCTATATTCTTCATTTTTAGCTTTCAACATTTCAATCTCAGTTGATTCGGTTTGTAGTCTTGCAGCTTCCTGACCTGCTCTTGCTCCTTTTGGTAATGCTCCTTTTCTCCAACCTGTTCCGTAAGTACGAGCCGCCTCTTTGGCTTCTGCTTTACTTAATTTTTCAGACCCTGTTGGGCTTGGCATATCAAAAGTATCTCCTTCTTTAAATTCGAATTTAGCTTTACCTGTACCCTTAGTTGGGTTTGCTTTCTTCATTGTTTCCTTAAATCCACCTGTTGATTTCTTATAAGAGAACTTTGAAGCCGAACCTGTCTTCGCTCCTTTTCCTACCTTTGGTTTTGATACCATTTTAGATTCCATCATATCCACATTTTCATATGTGTCAGATTCCATTTCTTCATATGTTTCCTCATCCATTTCGATTTCATAAACAATCTCGTCCATTTCAGAATCAATACCTTCGTACATTTCTTCATCAATTTCCTCGTCCATTTCTTCCATCATTTTTGATTTTGGAACAAATCTTGCATCAGATTTTTTTTCTTGTTTTTTTGATGGTTTTTCTTCAACCTCATCTAATTCTTCCTCAAGCCAAGACTCATCTAGTTCGTTTTCACTTTCAGTTTGGATTAAATACTCAACATCCTCAGAACCGTCTTCTAAATGAATATAATCACCGTCTTGTGTAACAGTAATCTCATCATCTGCAGACATTGCTTTAAATACCTTTAAAACTTCCTCATCTGAAGCGTCAGTTAAATCGATAGTTTCATCATCAAATTCAACATCATCTGAATCATCACCAATCATGTCACCCATATCTTCCATATCGTCCATGTCGTCCATATCAGTGTCTCCACCCATATCATCCATGTCTCCCATGTCAGTAATAGATAATTCATCACCTGTGATTTCGGAATCATCATCTTCGTCTTCAACATCAATCATATCGATGTCTTCAACTTGTTCATCAGTCTCTTCTTTCATAGACTCTTTTACTAATTCGCTAATTTCTCCCTTCATTGTAGAAGCAAGTATTTCTTTTGCGTTTTCGTTAATAACGTTCTCCAAATTTTGAATTTGGATGAATGTTTCTTCAACTAAGTTTTTTTCTGCCATTTTGTGCATTTTTTTAATAAATATATCAACTATTAAAAAAAGTCATTTTTAATGGTAAAAAACAAAAAAAGGGACAATAATGTCCCTTTATAAGTTTAAACTTTTCAGATTTAATTACTCAAAAATTTCATCAATTTTACTTTCCGCAACCGAAGTAATTCTCCAATCGTAAGAAAATGATTCGTAAGCTTTAGTTACCTTGGCCTCAACATCGGTTACATTATAACCTTTAACCAATTTTTCTTCTCTCACTTTTTTGATTTTTCCTGAGTTTTCATCCGGCAAGTCATACTGTACTTTTGCCACAAAATATTTTTCGTCCATTTCCATAATAAATTATTTTCCTAAATAATCGGATAATTTATTCATTAAATCAAGTGACTTTGAAGATGATTGTTGAGCTTTTAATTCTTTTTCTTCCTGTAAGTTCTCTTCAAACTTATATTGGTCATCTTTTTCTTTAAAAAGATATGCTCCAGGTGTTGATGGTGCCTGCACTAAGTCAAAACAAATTAATTCAAAATCATCCTGAACTTCATTTTGTTCTCCGACTTTTTTAAGAGAGCCGACTCCACGAGAAGATATTCCTAATGTAACACCAAGTCTTAATAGATTCGCAGCTTGGTCACCCTTTGTAGACACAATACCTCTTTCATGGAAACCTGGTGATGTTAATAGTTTTAATTTACCAACTAAAACATTCTTATCCCACCATATATCAGTAATAATGTGAGATACTCTATCTAAGTCAATTAATGAGGATTCAGGGTGATTTAATTCAGATAAAGCAGTATTCTTTTTTATATAGTTTCTTATATAATTTTCAGATTCTCTTTTTAATACTCTTTCAGGATAAACCCTTCCGTTTCTGTTTGGGGTATTGTATTTTTGTAGTACAGCATAAAACTCAAATGGTTTTGAATAGTCACCAACCTCAAAGGATTCTTTAATTATTCTATCATTTGAGAATTCTACTGGAGACACATATCCCGCGTCGTACTCAACAAGAATTCCTTTACCTATGTCACTAGGTCCTAATATTTTATAATTTTGCATTTCAGAAGTTTTATATATAAATACTATGAAACTTCTATTTTAGCCTTTTTATCGTTTTTAGTGAGATGGAATGAAAATATATCGTTATTTCTCATTATTTCTTTTTGTATTGAGTCAACAATTTCTTTTACTGAATTTTTAATTTTAACAGATTTAAAGTCATGGTCACCTTTTACAAATAATGTAATTTCTAAATTCATAAATGATTTTTTGTCAATTGATATTCCACTCGACCTTAAATCTAAATCAACAATAAATTTATTTTCATACATAAATTGATTTAGAATATCATTTATAAAATTCTTAACTTTCTTGTGAAAAAGTGACACTACTCTTTCCCAATTGTCACTATATTTTTTTGGTTTTACCCAAGATTGTACGTTTATGTAAATTGATTTTAAATTTTTAGCATCTACTGTTCCATACGAACACTTAAAATTTCTGTAACCTTTCAGGGTACAAGATTTTCCTTTCTTCATTAATCACCACGATTCATAGTTTATTTGTTTAATAAATTTATACTAAAAAAATTGTTTTGTCAAAAAAAAAGTCCGTATATTACGGACCATTTTAAAATATGTTTTTATATTGTTATTTAACTAACCCTTCACTTAATGTGAGTAATTTCAAATACTCTTGTTTTGAATACTCGGTCTTTTCTATTTTGTTTTTTGTTTCAACCAAAACATTTTTTACACTATCATCAGATTCAGATATTAAAGTTTCAATTTTTTTAATAGTGTTTTCTTTTAAAGAATTATAATTTTCTTTAAGAGTTTCATCAGATTTTAAAACTTGTAATACTTTTGTTTTATCTTCCTCATTTAGACTCTCAATGTGTTTTTTGATTGTGTTATTAGCGGCATTCACTAACATACTAATTGGAACATTTGGAGAATCCTTTTTAACTATTTTTTTAGTTAATCCTTCAACAATAGTTTTTTTAATTTGGAATTTTTCTTCAACGGTAACGGATTTTGAGAAAATAAAATCATCAATATTTTTATAGTTATTTTCAGACTTAATTCCTTTTGCCCAATTTTTTATTTTATTGATTGTGGATTCTTTAATCTTTAAAAATTTAGTTTCACTAATTGTTTCATCAAATAAAAATGATGCAACATCATTAGATAAACCTTTATTCTCGTTTAAGACATCATAATTATTCATCATTTTTGCAAATGAGGAATCCTCTTTCAATATTTTTTTGAAAATTTTGACATCATTTCTTAATTCTTTATTTGCAAAAGAGCTTGTCAATTTATTTTCTACCAAAGTTTTTAATTCTCCAAATTTCATTATTTCGTATTTCTTAATAAATATTAATCATTTAATAAGTTTTTAAGAGTTTCGTCCATTTCATTTAAAGATTTTCTTGCCCTACTTAAATCAATCTCATCATTATCATTTGACCAATCTCCTTCTAAGATTATATTAAGTCTCGATTCTCTTGTCTCAGGAGCCAATTCAGGACCTCCTCCACCTCCAGGTGGTGGTGTTTCAGGTGGTAGTGGTGATTCTCCCGAAGGTGGTGGCGGACTTCCAAGTCCCATGTCTCCACCAGCTTCACCTCCTTCAGCCGGAGCCGCAGGTTGTTCACCTTCCTTCTTACCATACAATCTATCTAAATTATCAAATAGACCTGTATGTGTAATAACTTGAGCAGTATTAGTTAATTCTGCTCCAACTGCCTTTTCAATTCTTTGTTGTTGTAAATCAAGTTTAATATCTTCATCAGAAAATCCTAAAATATGTTTTTTAGCCCACGATACTGATGTTGGAGCAATACCTTCAATTCCTGTAACCATATCTTTATATAGAAGTACTTTTTCCTTCCATACATCAATCATTAATAAATCAGCTTGTTTTGATGGATTAGTTAATGATAAAGTAAAATTAGATATCTCATCTTCAAACCCTAATAAAAACAAATGAATAATTGCAATTTTATTTAATTCTTGCAACATACTTTTCTGTATTCTATTGATAGTTCTTGCAAAACGAATATCCATTAAAGCCAAATTTTTACCATCACCAACTGTTTCTTCAAACCCTAAAAATCCTTTCGGAACTCTTAACGCAGTTAACAATTTCTTTTGGATATATTCAATATCCGCAATTTCGGATAAGTTCTGAGCACCAGGTAAAGTTTCAATTGGAGATGGGGCAGCTGGGTCACGAACAGGTACAAAGTAATCTTGGTCAACCGCCATTTGGTTAAATCTCATATCCACATTACCAGTTTGAGAATCCACAGTTTGTGACCTCTTAAATTTATTTGCAAATCTTTGGATATACGGTTCAACATCTGCATCATCCATATTACCAACAAATACTTTAAATACACGTCTTTCAGGGGCTCTTGATGTTCTATAAATCATCATAGCATCTTCTGATAGTAATAATTGTTTCCAAATACGACGAGCCTTTTCTAACATAGAAGTTCCATAAGGTAATCTTCTATCATCACCCAAAAGTCTAAAATGGGCAATTTCCCATGAATTAAACTCCATGTCTTTTTGTTTCCATTTAAACTTCAATGCTTTTTTAGACGGGTCGACCTCAGGGTCTGTCTTCTTTAATCCCATTCCTGCCTCTAACCTTTCAATCTCAATATTTGGAAGTTGCATACATCCAACAATTCCTTTTTCGGGATTTAATTTTAAAAACACAAAGTTATCGCCATACTTACACGTATTTCTTGTCCACATTGGTAAATTAGTGTTAATATCTAATGAATTGATAAATAAATCTACCAATATGGATTTTATTCTTTTTGAATTTGAGTATATCTGTAATATATATCCGTCTTGGTTTGGAGTTGTGGATTCCTCTGCATATATGTCCAAAGCTGCGGATATCTCAGGAGTAAACTCCATAGACTCATAATCATAAAAAGATGCTAATCTTGTTGGTTCATAATAAACTGCTTGGGTGTATAAATTGTTTTCAATTTTTGCCCATTGGTTCGCTAAATAATAAGTTTGTCTTGCTTCTAATTTTTCTTTCTCATATTCTTGTTTTGAGTTTGTTTTTAGAAGTTCTTTTTTATCAAACTTATAAGTGGGGTAATCCTGTCCCAATAATGAATTAGGACCAAACGCTTGTGATAATCTTTGCCAAACTGTTAAATTTTGTTCACTCATAATTTAAATAATAACTAATAATAAATAGTAAGAAATAGTTTAACATCCTTTTAGTTTCATAAATGTCGGTGATTTGACACCATTTTCAAAACTATCACCGGTTTGTCTTAAAAAATATCCACCATTACTTGATTTATATATGAATTCTGATGATAATCTTCGGCTTTGTGGAATAAAATTCTCAACATTGAAAGTGTTATCAGTACTTCCGTCAAAATTTAATCTAATATAATTTGTAGTACCTGTAACTTCTAAATTATTATATGAAACTAAAATTTTATTATCAGTATCTATTTGTATTGATGTGACAGGTCCTGGAATATTAGTTTTAGTAAATGTAATATCCACATCACCAAATCCACCATCCAAATTTACATCATATCTTAAAAGATAGTTGTATCCTTGGATGTCTTCAAAGAATCCTCCAATCAATAGTTTACCATTACCCACATATTTTATAGATGTGACATAATCATTAATATTTGAAAACGGGGAGTACATTTCATCGTCTATTTGACCATTTTGGTCTATTGAACAAAAATTAAAAGTGGGTACTTCTTGGTATTCATCAAATCTACCAACAATGTAAATTTTATAAAGTTCTTGTGACGTAGAAGGAACTATTTCAATACCATAAACAATCGCCAAATTTGCCGGAAGAAATTGAGTGTTAGTATTAGTACCAAATGTTGTTTGATTGAAAAAATCAGTATCTATCGTACCATCAGTATTTAATTTATAAATTTGCTGGTAATAATTTGGTGTTGAGCCGGTATACCCTATTTTAAATGGAGTACTACTTCCTTTCATATATAACAATATTTTATTATCAGGTGTAAATTTAACTATTGATTTAATAGTAAGCCTATTTGTTTGAAATCTTGGAACAAATGAATTATCCTCAGTTAAATCACTATTTATTTTTTTAACAAGTCCTGTGAAATTTCCAGTTACCATATATTGATTAATTGGTAATTGTGATATGGAGAAAATTGGTTTTAACTCATCATTATTATATATTAATTCACCACTTTCACTATTAACAACCGATAATCCAATAGTATTACCAATCATTAATTTATTTTTACCATAAAAAGGATTCACGTCTAAACAAACATTAACACTTCCTCTTTGTTGGTAAACAAAATTTGGGTCATATAATCCTTCATTTGTTGTACATGGGATAAAATTATTCTCATAAGGTGATATTTGATTATATTGATTTGTTTGTGAAAAATCATTTTTAGGTACAATTGTAGAGGCAGTTCCTGTATTGTTAACTACCATTTTGGTACCGTTAAATCTTCTATTTGTTCTTTTTCTATTACTTAGTCCCATTATCTCATTCCTCCAAATAACCACGAATGGTTCATATAATCTTGTTTAGTTGGTTGATTTCTTGCTTGTACATTTTCACCCATAACTGGATTAAAATAAACCGATGATGGTTGGGTATTTGTATTAATTTGCCAAGAGTCAATCATTGCCTTTGTATGTTCAGTAACCTTTGTCATTGATGTAAAAGATGACTCAGCAACATATACACACATTGCGGTTGCCATAATCAAATCGTCATGATGTCCTTTTTGGTGGTCAGGTCTTCCATTAACATAAACAAAGGTTGACATTTCATTGAGTAGGCGAGCCGAATACACTTTAAATCCGTGTCTCAAATATTCTTCAAAGGTTGCAATAATTTGTACTCTTTTTGCGTTAAAGTTTAGACCAGGAATCTTATCCATCGCCTTTGCATCGTATTTCCATTTGTTCTGATAATCAACCCCATCAACATAAAGATTACGGTATCCTAACTCTTGTAATTTTCTTGATGTTGTCACACCCATTCCACCTGTTATATCGATAACAATAAATGCAGAATACATATTACCCCACTTATAACAAATCTCGGCAAGTGTATCAGGTGGTATTTTTCCAATATATTCGGCAACTTGTTCTCTTGTATCAAAATCAACAATTTGAAATGTTGAAAAGTCTTCACTATCACCTCTACTTACATCGACACCCATCACATACTTATGGCCAATTTCAGGTTCTTTCCAAATCCACAATGAACCCCCCATAAATTTATTTTGAGGTTCCTTAACACCATTTATTCGTATATTATCTAATGTGTTATTATCAAATACATTGTCCCCTGAACCTAAAAACGCACATTCCAACTCCTGATTAACCTTTCTTCTGTCGTATTTAAGTTTTTTCACCATCGACTCATACCAAGAAGAGTGAGGTTTATACCCATTAGAGATTAATGCCTTTATATCATCATAATTCCTCTCTCTTGGAGGTATATCTTGGTAATCAATTGATTCGACATCATTATATTCATCCCTATTTAAGTAGTAATGAATAATGTCGTTCACCTTTATTAATGAAAAATCCTTTGTGTATCTTGGGTCTTTAAACCAAACCATTTCCGAGATTTTAAACTCGTTCATATTCTTTAACGCTTGGTCGTAAATTTCATAATAGATTGGGTCATATCCATTTGGAGTGGATACCACAATTACTTTACCCCCTGTGGATAAGGACGCCATACATGCCGCCCAAAAATCTCCATCAGCTTCAATATATGCCGCCTCGTCAAATACAAGTATTGTAGGAGTATAACCACGGAGAGCATCTTTTGATGTTGCAACCGCCTTAACCTCACATCCATTTGTTAATTTAAAGTGTCTCTGTGAGTTCTTTTCAGAAGAGAATGTAACACCAACCCATTTTGGCCATTGTTCAGTAAAACCTCTGATTTTATTAGCCATCTCAACAGCAGTATCCAATTTGTTTGCAATAATCAAAATCTTTTCAGGTTTGGTTTTTCTTGCAAAAACTAATCTTTTTGATGTCCAAGCGGCAGTAACTGTTGATACCCCTGCCTGACGATACTTCAATGCAATATTTTCATTATAGTTTTCATAATCCTCCAATAATGAAACTTGGTCAGGGAATAATTCTAATGGAACATACTTTGATACTGTATTGTCATAAGTCTGTAAATAAGTTTTAAGTGCATACTCTGTTGATTTCATACACTTACCATATTCAATTAAAACTTGTTCTTTTGTTAAACTCATATATCCTATAAATACTTGGAAATAATAAACCCCTCGAATGTGAGGGGTTTTAAACTTAAAGTCCTAAACTCGATAGGTAATCATCGTCACCTGTCTGTCCGTATAATTTCTTTTTAGCGTATGATGGATTTTGTCCCATCTTATTTTGTAGTTTTCTTGACCTGTCAACCAAATCAGTAATATAATCTTCGGCAAATTCAGGATTTTCTAACCCTAATGTGAATAAAGATTTTGCAAGTTCTACAAGAGTGTCATATTTTTCTTCTGATAAGAATTTTAACATAAATGGAGTCAAATCTCTTTGTTCTTGTGCGTCAGGAACTAGTTGATTAAACACTTTGTAAAATTCCTTATAGAATTTTTCACTATATACTAAATCGTATGCTTCAATTTCTAATGAACTTGCTTGTTTTTTCGCAAGTCTTCCTTTTTCAGAATTTTCACCACCAGCAGATGTAAAGAACATAACAACACCCTTAACCAATTCGTGAACCAAAAGTGGTAAAGTCATTGCTCTTGCTCTAATTGTGAAAGGACCTGACGCAGATGGTTTTGGAGTTTCTTGTTGTTGAGGTTGTTGTCTTTGTTGTGGAGTCTCATCATCCTCATCATCATCTTCACCTCCCCCATCATTTCCACCACCTTGATTACTCTGATTACCTTTTGGTGGGATTACTTCAATTTGTCCTATCTGTCCACCACCAGATGAACCAACATCTCCAATATCGGGAAATAACCAATATAGGTGTAACATAATTGGTTGGACTACATTTGATAACTGTATAATTTTTTCACCATCAGGTAATTCCATTATTTGGTCTTTACATATATCGTAAGCCTTTGCGTAATAAAGAGCCATACCTCTTCTGAACATATTGACAATCATTCTTCTTGATACCTCATCAGAGAACTCTTTTTTCGCCTTTTCTATTGTTTCAGGGGACGCTTGGAAATTCGAACTGATTGCTTCTGAAGCCTTTTCTTCATCAAACTCCATTCCTTCACTTTCAAATTCTTGTTTTAATTGTTCCAATTGTTCTTTTTTCTGTTCATCAATGTCGGAAAATCTTTCTAATATTTCTTCATCGGAAATATTTTCAATTCTGTTTTTCATTCCCTTCAATTTACTTAACATTCCACTTGTGAATTTTCCGTCTAATTGAAGTTTTTGACTAAAAAACTCTCTATCAATACCCATCGCCTTTTCAACCGACTCAGTCGCTATTTCTTCTAACGCTCTTGCATTTCTACTTTGTAATCTAACTAACTCACCTAATAATTCAGAAACTAAACTATATAATCTCATAAACGCAGTTTGTGCGTCTGTTTTTAATGATTGATTAGCAAGTGTTAATCGTCTATCAATACCTGAATAATCATCCAATAATTTTTCTAAACTAACAATTGAATCTTTAAATGCTTGAGATGTAAAGAAATCAACTTGTGGTTGAGTTAAACCAAACTTACTTAAAGGTAATTCACCTCTTTCAATTTT